CTAGCCGGTAGGTTTGACAATTTTTGTGCGCCGTCTGTTCACTTCGGCCTCGAAATTCTCGACGACTCCCGTGAGCTTCCGGGTCCGGTTCGCCCGCCGCGAATAATGTTGCGCCATAGCAAGCGTGCGCTGGCCCAGCATGTCGGCGATGGTCCGGTCATCCATCCCCATTTCGGCGAGGATGGTCGCGACTGTGTGCCGGAGCCCCTTCAAGGTCAGGCCGGGCGATACGGCGTCGGCGTCTAGGAGCTTCTGCCGGGCCTTCTTCCACGACGTGTTGAATCCTGCCGTGGTCCAAGGGCGGCCGAAGCTGGTCGCGCACACGGTGATGGCGTCATGCTTCGGAGCGACCGCCAGCGCGTCGCGAACCGGTCTAGGCAGGGGAATCCATACGGGCTCGCCGGTCTTCGCCCTTCGCATGTCGATCATGCCGTCCTTGATCGCCGTCCGGGGCATTTCCAGCGCATCTTTCGGGTCGAGGCCACAATACATCATGAGGTTGATCGGCACGGCCATATGGGCAGGCAGCGCCTCTAGGACCGCATGACGTTCATCGTCGGTCCACGGCCGGTTTGCCTGCGGCGCGCCCTTCGGCTTGCGAATGCCCTTGATCTTGAAAGCGGGGTTCGCATTGAGATAGCCGCGCTCGACGCCCCAGCCGAAAATGACCGACAACACGGTCTTGGTGTAGTTGCCCCACTTCCGGCCCAGCTTCTCGGCGGCCTTGTCCCTGATCTTCACCACGAGGGGCGGGTTGAACCGCGTCAACGGGGTGTCGGCGATAGGCTTCAGGTAGTCGAATATCCGCTGGTAGTCGGACCGCGTGCGCGGTGCCAAATCCTGAAACTGCGGATGACCACGGTAGCCCTTGATCAGAAGGCCCAGCGTGCCCGGCTTGGCCGTATCGGCCCGGTCGGACAGCGCCGTGATGCGCTGGCATTCGGCGATAAATCCCGCCGAACCTATGGGGTGTTTCTCTAAGTCAATCGGTGTGCCGCTTGCGCGATGGTAGCAGCGCGGCTTGCCGTGACGGTCCTTGAAGAGCTTGAAGCCCTTCACACGCATGAACATTTAGCCCAGCCTTTCGAGGATGTCCTTATCGTCCGTGCCGCCCTTCAGGTCGTCAAGCCAATGGTCCAAGTCGCGCATGTCGAACATCTTTAGACCACGCGGCAATTCCACCGGCACAACGGGGCAATCGGCCCGGAAATGCTTCATCTGCATCCCACAATATTCGGCCGCCTCACGAACGGAAAGCATCCGTCGAGGGGCAACCTTGAGGTTGAGAGTTGCGGTTCCCATGTCGAAAACTCTTGTCAGTTGGTACTTGGCATGTCGGCCTCCATCGGTCAGGATCGGGTCGCGTGGTCCCATACGCACAGTGAAATGGGCGGGTGGGGTGTCAGGACTCCGCCCGCCCGCTCAATTAGATCAGCTTGACGTTGACCGCCCCGCTGGGGTTGGCGGCGGCCGTGACGGCCACGCCGATAAGCGAGTTCGCGCCCGTGTCGTCGTCGGACGTGACCAGCTTCGTGGCCGCGTCGAAGTAGACGGGATCGCCGATGGCAAAGACATCGGTCGAGACCTTGGGCAGATCGAACACGCCTTCAGTCACGAGGTCGAAGTCGGCCCCGCTTTCCGCGTCGCCAGCGGCAACGCCGTGAAGCTCGCCGATCACGACGACTTCGCCGGAGATGATGGTGGCCGGAGCCGGAAGGGTCAGGTTCTCGCCCTTCTGCACATAGTTCTTCATGGTCAGAGTCCTTTGTTGGTTCTGAAGTGGATAGTGGACGGGGCGGCCCGTTGAGCCGCCGCTATGGCTGCATCGGCGGCGGCAAGCGCGGCGGCCATTTCCCGGTCGGACCGATATTCCACTTCCTCGCCGTTCTGGTCACGGAAGCGGCGCACGCCCTGAAGGCGAGCTTCGAAGAGCGCGTCGCGCCACTTGATCAGATCGGCGAGAGAAGCGGCCATCGGTTACGCTCCGGGGTTGCGGACAGCACCGCGCCAATCGACAGCGCCCGCCCCGAAGTCGAGGTAGACGCGATACTCGACGGACAGGGTTTCCCAGCCTTCGAGGCTCGACATCTGCGGACCCGGCGCGGATGACAGGTAGCTGTATTCGAGCACCGGCACGCTCGCCGGATCGGCGAAGAGGAACCACTGGTCGTCGGTGATACGCGGCTCGACGGCGAGCGTGAGCTTGCCCGCGAACGGGTTTACGTCGTCGGTCGTGGTCGCGTTGATCGTGGTGAGAAGCTGTTCCGCGTTGGTTTCCAGTTCCGGCCCGACCACGAGATACTTCGGCGTGACCGTGATGAAGGTCTTCCCGTCCAGCCCCTTCATGCCGCGAAGCGCCTTGCGGGCCGCGTCGAGCGACGCGAGCGACAGGGCGGCCCCGGTCAGAAGGTTGCCGTGGTCGGCGTGGAAGAGCCGCTTGCCGTCGGACATGACGGGACCAGTGCCGGACGACAGCGAAAGCAGGTTCCAAAGAAGCGCGGCTTCCGTCGTGGCGGCGGCCTGTCCGGCGGCGTTTGCCCAATCATTGAACGCGCCAAGGTCGTCATTCACGAGCGCCTTGCGGCTGATCGGGAACAACGCCGCATAGGTGTCGAGCGCATAGGACTCGGCCGCCTCGCCACGAGTGACGGACTTGATCTCGCCCGCCTCGCTCACCTTCTGAAGCGCGCCAAGTTCGCCCAGCCGGAGCGTCGAGCCCGACCGGAAGTCGGACCGCGTGCCCTGCCGTGCCAACGCCTTCAGCGGCGACGCGGCGGCCGTGTAGGACGCCATGAGCGTGCGGCGGCCGACGCCCGTCAAAAGGTTCGGGAAGTCGGACGTGCCGTGCATGGCGGCGCGGAAAAGCTGGTCCGTGTCCATGCCGCGCGTGCTGACGCCGTTGCGCTCGACGCACTCACGAGCGAAGTCCCGGAGCGTATGCCCCATGAAGGGACGGGCCGCATCGGTCGGCGTGCCACCGGCAACGCGGACGTGAAGCGCCTCTTCCATCGCGCGGACGCGGACGGCCGGGTCATCGGCCGACGGCGAGTGAACGCGGATGGTCGGCGTGCGCCGGGTCCGGGCCTGCATCCGGCCGAAGAGGTCGGCCTTGATTTCGGTCTCCGTCAGTCCGTCGTCGATGTAGGTGTCCGCCACTTCCGGCGGTTCGCCAGCGTTGCGGACAAGTTCGCGGATGGCGGCACGAGTTTCGGCCGCCATCGGTTCGATAAGGTCTTCTTCCATGGGATCGCTCCGTTTCTTGGCCTTCGGATCGGCCGGGTTACTGACAAGGGACACTTCCGAGATGGTCCATTCGACCGCCGTGCGGACGCGCTGGCCGTTCACGGTCGCTTCGCGCCATTTGCTGACGCGGTAGCCGACACTGAAGGAATCGAGGGTGCCGTCGGCGACGCGCTGCCGGATCGGCGCAACGTCGTCGGCGAGTGAGAAGCGCAAGTCGGCAAGGATGGTGTCGCCGTCGCGCCTGAAGTCGAAGGCACGGCCCAGCGTGGCGCGGGCGGTGCGTTGGTTGTGCGTGTCGAGGAACGGGGTCTCTTCGGGCAAGGTCGCGCCCGCCGGGTCCAGCACTTCGCCATAGAGCCCGCGACCGTCCCGCCGCATGACCGGCGCGGCCGTCGCCACGATGGCCGTAATGACCATGGCTTCAGCATCGAACGGACCGGACGCGGTGGCCGTGCGGATCAGCATCGGGGGCAATTCGCCCCGGACCGCTCCGGGTTCGATCTCGACATGATCGCGCTCCGGGCGCTGCCATTCAGGATTCTTGCGCTGCGTTTTTGCCATTCGTGGACTCCGTGAACTTCAGGCCCAGCGTGGCTTCGCGGGCGCGGTCGTCTGCAATTTCTTGATCAAGGTCGGCGATGGACCAGCCGCGCGCGGCGACCAGTTTGCGGCGCGACGTGAGCCCGGCGGCGAGTTCGGCCGCGTCGGCTTCCACGGCCTTCTGCGGGTCCACCTGCTGCCACGCGGGCGGAAGCCATTCGGCCTTGGCGGCCCCGCCCTCAACGGCCATGACACGCTGCCAGATCGGCCGGAGCGCCTGCGGAATGAGCGTGCCGTATTGGACTTGTTCGACACGCGCGCGGAACGGCAGAAGGCCAGCCCGAAGGCTGGAATAGTTCGCGCCGGTCAGGTCGCCGGAAAGCATGTGCTCCGGCAGGCCAAGGCCAGCGGCGAGCATCTGAAGATTAAACCGGAGGAAGGCCGCGACTTCGTTCGCCTGCTGGGGGCTGCTGAATTTGATGTCCATTCCAGCGGGCACACGGCGCACCGTTCCGGGTTCCAGCGACACGTCGGACGGGTCGCCTTCGAAGGGTTCGCCCGCGCCGTTCGGGTCCACGAGGAATCCGGCATGAAGAGCGGCGACCTTCACGCCGACGGCGAGGCCGTCAACGATGGCGTCCAGTTCGTTCGCCGAGACCACGACAGGCGCAAGCCACGAGATGCCGCGCACCTGTCCGACGCCCAACGGCTTGAAGACATGAAGAACGTCGCTCGCCGGGACGCGCACGGGGGCGGCGTAGGTGGCGAACACGTCCGACGGTTTCGCGGGCATGATCCAATAGGCGACACGCTCGCCCGCCGCGCTAAACTCCACGCCGTTGACGATATAGCCGCCATCGGCGAGTTCGGCCGTGCGGGACTCGTCCACGAGTTCGGCGGGGATCAGTCGGAGTCGAATGCCCGCGTCGGTCGCGAGCACCTGCACGAATGCTTCGCCGTCGATCACGAGGGACCGGGCAATGTCGGCCTGAAGTCCCCAAAAATCCGTGCGGCCGTCCGCGTCGGCGTCGTCGGCCCATGTGTTGAAGGCGGCAACGGCTTCGGCGTCGCCGGTCGGCACGATGCCCGTTCCGACCAGTGCCCCGACCCAATTGTCCACGGCGTTGCGGATGAAAGGCGCGTTGGCATAAAGCGACCGCGAACGGCTGCGGACCGTCAAGGCAGCGCCGGACACTTCGGTCGCCGTCCGGCCGAACATGCCAAAACCCGAACCGCGCCGTCCGCCACCGGCCGCGTCGAAGCGGCGGACGTGTTGCGGGCGACGAAAGATGCGGTCGAGCAAGCCCATGATGTCACTCCGACACAAGCGGGCGAAGTCGCGCGTTCACCGGAATGGTGATGGTCGCCAACGTTTCAATTGCGATCTCTTTGAAGTCGGCGAGGATGTCCTCCGCTTCGCCGGTCGGCCCTTCGATCTTGAAGGAAGTCGTGTGGTGAAGCTCGCCCCGATAGCGGGTCAGGGTCGTTACAAGTTCGACCGGCCTGCCTTCGCGCACGGCCTGCATTGCGGACGCGATGCGAGCATTGCCGTCGTGATCGAGAGCGAGCATTCCACTGGCCGCTTCGCGAAGTCCGCGAACGTCCATCGCCAGTTCCGCCATGGGGAACAGCAACAGCGCCACCGCCGCCTTCGCGTCGTCGAAAAGGCGCGTGCTGCGGGCGTCGTCCTCGTCGGCTTCAGTTTCGAAGACACCCTTCGTCACCATGTTGCGGAAGACGCGGTGGAGGCGGGTCTTGGCCTCTTCATCGAGCCCTTCCACACGGGCGACGCGGTTAGCGAGTTTGGTTGATGTCCACATGGCACGGTCCCTTTCGTTTCTGAGACCATGACATATTTGACTCGATGAGTCAATTTGACACGATAGATCATTTATGCGAGAAGGAGGTCGGTCAGATGAGGGTCTGACCGATTGCCATGCCCTCGGTCGTCCTCCCGACGGGCTCCCTAGGAGGCCGGGGGTGCCATCACCGCCCCCGGCCTATTCATGAGAGGATCAGCAATGATGCAGAGTGAATTGAAACGGGTTGAAGCGCTTCGATATGAGGCGAATCAGATACTCGCGGAAGGGGTGGCAAAGCGCTATCCGTTGGCGGTCTCGGTCATCGCCATTCGGCTGATGTGTCGCAAGTTCGGACTTCCGCAACCCAACGACGTGCTCGCCTTTGCTTCAGGCGGCAAGATCAACTCATCCATGGTGGATGACTGGCATTCGCCGTGGGGTTGCTAGGCGGGCGTCATCGTTGGCAGATGACGGACAATGGCCTCCACCACTCCCGGTGCCGTCCTATTCCGCAATGTCCGCGTTAGCCAACTTTCGAAATCCTTCTGCCGACAGGACTTCAGCTTTGACGCCGCAAGAGCCATCAGGCCCTTGTTGTCATAGAGGGTCAGCAATTGCGAAAGATCACGCTCCGCTATTGCTCGCCTGATCTCGTCTTTGAACCGTTCGGTAAGCCCTCGAACATCAAGTTCTCCTGTTCTTTTCTTGTATTCATTTTCGATCTCATCGGCCGTGCGAGCGCCGCTCAAATCTAGCTTCTTCAAAATTCTGTCAATGCGCCGCTTGGAATACCTGACAGCAACCTTTTCAATTGCCTCCTCGGAGTCCACGCTCTTGAAAATGTCATCAGCGAGTGCCGCGATTCGTTGTTCTAACTCTTCTCCGCTAAACCCTTCCGATTCAGCGATTGCCCTGCTAACTGCTGGCAACAAGACGACGTTTTCGATCTCCGAAACAGGCAGCGTTTCTATCCCCAAATCGCGCAGATAGTTTCTGTCGTCATCGTCATGGTGGTCAGCATCAACAATTCCAGAGCACGTTATGCGAGTGAGATTTGCATTGGCGCGCATAGTTACGACGGCGTGAATCACTTCTGTGCAAGATGAACGGGGGACTACAGTCCAATCGGGGTAGCAGCATCTATACAATGCCAGATCCAAGCTGGATCGGTCGCCTTCAACAAACAAGATCGGTCGCCGACTACCTAGAATTAGGGTAGCCAAGTCTTCGTCAAAGCCGGTATCTTCAGGAACATCGTCGATTGTCCAACGTGGAGCGGGGTCGTAGTCCCTGATCACGAATTTCTGCGCTGCCCGTGCGGCCGCAAACTCCAAGTCGTGAGTGATAAAAACAAACGCGCAATCCGGCCTCACCGCTTCGAGTTCATCCCAGAGCTTAGACATGATAGAGCGATGGACGTGCAACTCTGGCTCATCGACGATTAGGACCTGATCGGCTTCAGCTACTAGAACTTGGCCTATCATGTAGAAGATGGCGCGCTCTCCGTCGCTCATATCCGATGCTTTGTATCGGCTATCAGAATTCGGAACAGAGACGAGGATATCATCGCCAGAGATGTGCAGAATGCGATGAGGTAATAGGCGACTCCAAATATCGGCCAATTTGTCAAATTTTGTTAGCTGAAATCCCTCCTTCTCTACGTTCGAGCCCGGCTTATATTGATTGTAGGCCTTGAGTGAAGTGTTTGATTGATCGGCGAAAAGGGCCTGAATCAGATAATCGAAGTCATTTAGTAGTTGAACGGCTTCTTTTGAGCCCCAGCGATTTCCTGCCCGATGCTGTATTCTTGCATCTTCACTCGCATTGCCTGTGCGAAGGCCCATCAGGGCCATTTTCTCACTGATTTTGGGTACGCTCGGATTCAGGTTAAGCGCCCGGTGTGCCGATATGCGATGGGCGCTGAATCCCAAGGCATTTTCAATATGCACCGCCAGTCTTGTTTTACCGCCCCCGTTTGCGCCCACAAAAATCAACGCATTACCGGGATCAACAGCGAACTCTTTCGCACCGTCGGCACTCGGAATAGAAAATTTAAACGTCAATATTGCCCCCTTAGCAGTACTACCCTGTGATTTGCCGATTCAGCCACGCGGACTTTACCACAACCTGCGATTTCTTGGGCATGGTCGCGCTCGCGACATCCTCTTCGCGCCGGTCCAGATTGGCCGTGACCAGCCCGCGCACGGCCATGCCATAGACGACACAATCGAGCGACTCGGCCCGGCGGCCGGAAATCCGCTCCCATAACCGGACGGGCGCACCGCGCACATAGCGCATGATCAGCCGTTCCGACGCCAGTTCCTCATAGAACCGGGCTTCCAATCGGTCGCTGAAGCGGACCGTGCGACCGCGAGTCAACCGGCTGGCAAGTTGCCCCTTCAGGCCGTCCACGCCGACGATGAACAGCTTCGCGCCCTTAGTGTCGCTCGCCTTGATCGAAGGGCGGTTCCCGGTCGCGCCCTTCAAAGCGTATATACGCCTCGCCATGCGTGCCCGTGTGAAGCCCATCACGCGGTCCATGGTCTCGCCGTCGCCCGCGTCCACTCCGGCGGCGTCCACGCGCAAGATGCCGCCCTTCGGATGCTTCCAAACCGTGCGCAAGGCGTCGTCAAGTTCCGACCACACGTCATCGCCCGTCGGGTCGCCATAGATGACGCTTTGGCCCAGCACGAACACTTCTTCGCGCGACCAGCCCAAGAACACGATTTCCAGCCGGTCCCGCTGCACGTCCACGCCTGCCGTGATGACCAGCACGTCGGGCGGAATGGCGTCGAGCCCGAACGGCTCGGCACGGGCGGCAAGCGCGGCTTCGTCGATCTCTTCGGCCGCTTCCCGCCAGCCTTGAGCGAGGATGGTATTCACGAATACCTGAAGCGTGTCGGGCGAGCGCTTGGCTTCGACGAACTCGGCCGCTAGTTTGCCCCATGAGGCGTTCGCCAGTGTCGAGACAAGGGCGTTGAGACGGAAACCCGCATGGCCGCGCACATGGGGCGCGGTCGCCCGCCAGCGGCCGCCTTCGACCATGGCCGCCTTGTGCCGCTCTTCCACGACGGACCCGCATTCCGGGCAGACGTAGTGCGCACGCTCCGGCTCGCCTTCCGGCCACTGAATATCTGCCCAGGTGATTTCATGCCAATGGCCGCACTCCGGGCAGGCGACTTCGAAGACGCGCCGGTCGGATCGGGCGTAGGACCGGAGCACGTTCGATGTCTCTTCGATGGTGGGCGTGCTGCCGACGATGATTTTGCGGTTCGCGAAGGACAGCGTGCGCCGTTCGGCGAGCGTGATCGGCGAGCCTTCGGCCCCCGGTTCCATGGCGTCGGCTTCGTCGATCAACAGCACGCGGACATTGTGCCGCCGGAGATTGCGGGGCGACTTCGCGGCGACGATCTTCAGCGACCCGCCCGCGAAGCGACGCGACAGAAGCGTGTTGCGGCCGGTCTCGTCGGCGTCGGCCGATAGCAGGCCCCGGAGCGCGGGCGTGGCTTCGAAGATCGGTTCCAGATCGGACACGACGTAATCGCGGGCGTCCGCTTCCGTCGGCAAAAGGGCGAGGATCGGGCTAGGTTCGTTCGCCACGTAGGACGCAAGCGCCCCGGTCAACAGCGTGGTGAAGCCGACGCGCACGGGTTTGACCAGCGTGACGCGCTCAAGCTCCGGGTCGGAAATGGCATCGGCGATTTCCCGTTGATACGGCCACAGCGTCACGCGGCCGGGCAAAGCCGACACGCCTTCCGGCAGACGCATATGGGTTTCGATCCATTCGGACAGACGAAGGCGCGGCGGCGGGATCAGCGCCCGGAGCGCGCGGCGGCGGGTTTCAAGAACGGTCATGGGCGATCTCTTCCAGCGTGTCGCGGATTTCGCGGTCAATGGTGGTGACGTCATGCGTGGTCAGGTGCCCAAGGCGCTGTTGAAGCCGCGACGGTAGGGACAGCATTTGCCCGCGCACGTCCCGGAGGATGGCGGACCATTCGCGCTCGACTTCCACGGCTGGGATAAGCTCGCGACGGGCGAGCGCGTTGGCGGTTTCCAGCTTCTCGGCAGTCGCTTCCGCCGCGCGAGTCTTCGCGGCCGTATAGGCGGGATCGGCGCGGCCACGGCCGGAGGTCTTCGACCGCTGGTCGGCGCAATAGGCGAGGATCGACGGCCGGAGCGCATAGCGAGCGCGGGCCGCACGGGTCAGCACGCCCGCGACGGTCAGTTCATCAATGCGGCGGCGCGATAGGCCCAGCCACTCGGCAAGCTCTTCGGCCGTGACCAGCGTGTCAGTCGGTTGCTTACGGACAGAGGGGGTGCCTACCAGTGCCGCCGCTTCGGGGTCGATTTCCGCTAAATTCGTCGAGTCCATTTTCTATTTTTCCTCACAGATCGAAAAACCGGGGCTCCGCGCCCCCCGCGACGGCCGCCACCGGGGAAGGACCCCTTTCGCTGACCACTGCTGGCGTGTCCCGATTGTCCCGACGTTGCCGGTTACTGGCCTATGCGTGTGTGCATGTACGCGCGCAGGCGCGTAGGGAGCGCAACCGGACGGATTGGGACAATCGGGACACGCAAGATGAATCAAAGGCTTATAGGAAGGATTCATCGTCCTCCCCTATATCCGTGCGCACCCGCACGCGGCGATAGCCGCGCTTCCGTTCCGGTCCGATCTTCTCCCCGGAATAGAATCCGCGCTGGGAAAGGGTTTCCGCGAAAGAGCCCTTCATGGTGCCGGGGTCTTCACCCATGGCGTAGGCGTATTTCTGCCACGACTTCCACAGACGCTCCGACGTGTCGGCGAACTCCGGCCCTACCTCGCAACAGTCGGCAAGCCATAGTGCGAACGTATCCTCCGCATCGAAATAGGCACGAGTGGCCGCGTCCATGACGGGCGGGATCACGAGGCCGTTTGCTTGCCAGTCGAGGCAACCGACAATCAGCCACGACAGGATTCCCGACCATTCCGCCTTCAGCTTCTCGGGCAATTCCGGGTCGCGCCGGGCGGGTTGGTGATCGAAGGGCAGGATCAGGAAGCGCCGCTTGATGGCCGTGTCCACGTCCTTCAGGCTGGGGCGGTTATTGCCGAAGATGGTCAACTTGAACTCGGGCAGGAACTCGAAATCGTCCTGCCGCATGAATCGCGCCGTGATGGTGTCCTGCCCAGTTAGGTTCTTGATCCGGTTTTCGGCCCATGCCTTGCCCTTCTCGGTCTCGGATGCCCGCGCCATGCGAGCGCCCCGGAGACGGGCCAGCTCGGTCGTGTGCCGTTCATGGCGGGATGCCGTCAGGGTCTCCATACCGACGTTGACGGCGTAGTCGGCGAGAATGTCGCCGATGGTGTTGATGGCCGTGCCCTTCCCGGAGCCGCCCGGACCGTAGACGAAAACGAGCTTCTGTTCCTTCGTCTCGCCGGTCAGGCTGTAGCCGCCCCATTGCTGAAGGAAACGGATCGCCGCTTTATCGCCCGCCAGCGCTTCGTCGAGGAAGGCGAGCCACCGGGGGCAATCCCGCTCCGGTGCAAACTGGTCAAGCGGTGCGACGGCCGTCACGCGGCTGATACGGTCGGCAGGATGCCCCGGACGGAGCTTGCCCGTGCGAAGGTCCACCGTGCCGTCGGGCGTGCCTAGGAGCATCTTGTCGCGGTTCCACACGTCGGACGTGACTGCGAACTCGCGAACAGTCCTAGCCCCGCGCTCGATAGCTTCCCATGCCGACACGCGCTTCAGCGCCTTTGCCTTGGCGTCGCCCGTGGCGAGCTTCACGGACTCGTCGCGGGCATAGTGCAAGGCGAGCTTGGTTTCCTCGCGCCGCCAGTAGCCATCGAACCGGAACCATTTGCCCGCATGGTGATCGAACAGAAGTTCGCCGTCATAGCGTTCGGTGAAAGCCCGGATCACGCCGTCTTCGTCGCGAAGGTAGCTGCCGAAGGGTACGTCCACCATGTCGTCGGTGAAGAGGCCGAACATGCGTTCCAGATCGCGCCAGCCGAAGCGGTCGGCGAGATTGAGAATGTGTTGACCAGTCCGCACGCGGCCCGTCGAGCGGCGGAAGGAATCCCATGCCGCCGTCGTCGCCTCTTCGTCATAGCCCTGCCAGCGGGCGGACCACTCGTGCCACGCCTCGGAACCTTCGGCCGACCCGCCGGAAGCGTGGTGAAGCGCCATGCCGATTTCCAGCCACCAATCGCGGGAGTCGTTCTCCGGGATGCCGCCATCGTTCGGGATGGACATGAGGGCGTCGCGGATGACATGGAAGGGGCGGCCGCTGGATTCGCCACCACTGGCCTTGCGCTTTCCCTTGAACCGTCCGGCCTGATCGACCAGCCAAAGCAGGTCATCCACGGAAACGAGCCGGAGATAGTCTCCCACGAGCCCGGAGCCGTATTCCTGCCCCGTCACGGCGTAGTAGGCGGCGGACAGGTGAAGCTCGACGCCATGGTGCGCGCCCTTCATCCACGAGCCCTTGTGCTCGATAGCAAGGGCTTCCCGCACGGCGTCCAGATCGGCGACACGGAAGAACGCCTTCACGCCGTTCCCGCTGGGGCTGATCTCGGCATAGGTGTCGAGCCGGTCGAGGATGGCTTCCGCCCAAGGCTCAAGCACGCCGTCCTTGAGGCAACCGTCGAAGTCCACGCCACACAGACCGTCACCCAGCACGACGCCGACGCCCGGCTTCCATCCGGGCTTGCGGGTGGCCTTGGCCTGCTTTTCCGCGTCCGCTCGCGTGCCCCACGTCGCGGGCTTCGTGTTCGAGGCGGCGCGGCCATTGCGGGGGTTGAGCGGCTGCTTGTCGATCTTCGAATCGAGCGGCTTTCCCGTGTAAAAAACCCAGCGTTTCAAGGGGTTGAAGCTGGTCAGGGTCTCGTAGTTATGATATATAGTTTCGGTCAC